CCGTCCTCGTAGAGGTTGGCGCCGGCCCAGGTGTTCAGTCGACGCTGAAGCTGGCGGACCTCTTGAGAACGATCACCATATCGAAGGGTCATGCGGATGGCCTCAGCAGGGCGGCGACGTTGCCGCGGGAACGGAAGATCAGCAGGCACAGCAGGGCGGCGACGATGGCGTGCCAGATACTGACCGGTGGGCGGTAGAGCAGGATTTCCAGGCCGCAGATGGCCATGGATGCGCCGAGCAGGCTGGCGAGCAACGAGACGCTGCGGCGGAAGCGGGCGCCGCAGCGCTGGTAGCAGACCAGGCGCAGCGCGGCGGCGATGTAGGCCAGGGCGGCGATCAGTGGAACGGTAGTCATGAGCATGTCAGCGACCTCCTCGGATGCGGCGCCAGAGGTCGTCGAAGTCGACCTTGTCGACCCAGGCGACCGCCTTGAGGCTGAGGGGAATGACCACCAGGGCGCAGACGAAGGCAGAGAAGGCCAGGTTGGTCAGCCAGGGCACACGGGCGAGGGCGACATCGGCGAACAGGTAGCCGACGCAGGTCGGCAGGATCAGCGATAGCAGGCGCGACCAGGCCTTCAGGTCCTGCTTCGTGCCGGTGGCCAGCCAGGCGCCGAGCAGGGCGCCGAACAGCATGCCGCCGTCAACCGGAAGGGTTACGCCCAGGCCGAGGCCCATGATGGCGCCGGCCGTGGCGGTGGTGGTGAGGTCAGCCATGCGGGGTGGTTCCTTGCAAAGTGGTCAGTCCCATAGGTTCACCATCTGCCGTTCCGGGGCGGCTGTCGGAATGTCCGGCATGGTGACCTTGAGGCCAGGGGGGAGGGTGGGGCCGTGGTCGGCCAGGCCGTGGTTCGCCTCGAGGACCGCCTCGGTCACGCCGGCGGTGCGGCCGTAGTGCCGCCAGCACAGCGCCTCGACGGTGTCGTTCTGGTGGGCGATCGCGACGGCGGCCATCAGATCAGCTCCACCGTTGTGCGGGGACGCTTGAGAAAGTCGCGGATCGCCCAGCGCTGGTCGCGGCGGTAGTCGTCGATGGTGGTTGCGATGTCCTGGGCCTTGTCATTGCCGCTGGTGGTGGTGTCGTACCAGCGGTAGCGCTCGGCCACTTCGGCAGCGGTGGCAGACTGCACTGCGCGCAGATACAGCTGCACCAGTTCGGAGGTGTCCCGCACCTTGTCGGACGGCACTTCGGCGAGTTCGGCATAGCCGGCCGCGCTCTTCTCAAGGCGCCAGGCCCGCAGCTCGCGGTTGACGCTGATCACCGCGGCAATGACCGCGACTTCGAGGCGCGCCGGATCGACGCTGGAGTCGATGCGCAGGTTCGCCCGCACATGCTCGAGCTCGATGGTGGGCCAGAAGGGATCGCTGTTGATGTGCCCGCTCGGGACCGGGCCGTTGGCGATGAATCCGCTCATGCTGCTGCTCGCTTGAGGTCGCCGGTGGTCGGGGCGTCACTGCTCAGGAAGGAGAGGACCTGGCAGATCGGCCCCGAGCCGGCGGGGCGCGGGGTACGCTCGGTCAACCGCCAGAGGCGGTCAGTTTCTTCTGGAGCCGTTCGGCGGCCTCCAAATCCTTCTTCCCGCCGCACTTGTCGTGCAGCTGGATCGCGCGCTTGAGCAGATCGATGCCGGCTTGCACCTGCCCGGGTTGACCGGGGCTCTCCACAGAAAGGCCTTCCAGGGTGGCATGGCCGGCGGCGAGGTAGAGCTTCGCGCGGGCTTCGTCGGGCATGTCGGCCTGGTCGGTGAGCAGGAGGGTGCGATGCAAGGTCGCAAGGTCGAAACTGCCGCCGGTCTTCTGTGCCTTGAGCGCGGCCTCGGCGATCTCTTCGGCGATGACGCAGCCGGCGGTACGCGCGAAGCGGTCGGGCATGACCAGGTCGTGTGCGAGCACGTAGTCGGCGATGTCCAGGGCGCCGGCGTAATCGCCGGCATCGATGCGCCAGAGCATGACGGTGGTGACCACCTCGTCCTGGGCGCCCTTGCCGGCCTGCAGCACGCCGGAAATGTACGGCTGGTAGGCCGGCAGCAGCTCGACCTTGAGCGCTGCCTTGCCTTCGCCGGACTGGATGTTCTTCAGGCGGCTGCGATCCTGATACAGCTGGGAGAGCTGCAGCTCATAGGCGTTCGCGCCTTCCATGCCCTGGTGCGGGGCAGTGGCCGCCGCCTCTTGAGCGGCGGTCACGCGTAGGAAGTGCGCCTTGGCGGGACTGAAGGCCATGTCATCTACTCCGCGACTTCGATGTTCTCGACCAGGCAGCCGAGGCCGTAGTCCTCGACGACGTAGGCGTCGTTGCTGGACTCGTAGTTCTCGATGCGGTTCTTCTCCGGTACCTCCTTCAGGTAGCGGCGGCGACCGCCGATCTGCCAGTAGAGCGACAGGTTCTTCAGGGTGGTGACCATGAGGCCCTTCTCGGGCACGTAGGGCACTTCCACCGGCGGCAGGCCGCCCATGCGCTTCTGCGACAGGATGAGGTCGGTGGCGATCTTCTCGGTTGCCGGCTGGTCCTTGTTCACCATCGGGAAGTACTTGTCGTGGACCAGCTCGCGGCCGAGGATCACCACCAGGCCCGGGTCGCGGCGGTGCCAGGGATCGATCAGGCTGCTGACCACGTCGAACACCAGGGCGTCGAGGTTCTTGTAGTCGGCGTCGGCGCCGTTGCCGACTACCACCTTGCCGGCGGCCTTCCCTTCCTTCAGTACCCGTGCCGGAGCGTTGTTGCGGTACTGCTGGAACCAGCCAATGTTCACGTCCTGCAGCAGCGGGTTGGCGGCGCGGTTGGTGGTAGCCGCGGCGCTGGTACCGTTGAAGCCGATCATCAGGCGGTCGAGGGCCTGGCGCTTGAGGATCGCGTCGCGCAGCAGGGCCTGGAACTCCGGGAACTTGGCCCAGGCGTCGAGCATGGCGTAGGTGATTGCGGTGTCGAAGTCGGTGTGCTTGCACTCGTAACGCTGGTTGTCGAGCGCGGACACGTCGCGCGGCTTGCGTACACCGTCGCCGGTGGTATCGGTACGGCTGGCGATGGTGCCGCTGACGCCGATGCCGATCTTCTCGCCTTGCAGCTCGTCGACGCCGTAGACGTTGATCTGCTTCAGGAACTCGCTGGACTCCTGAATGCGTTGCTCCAGCTTCTGCTGGACACTCGGCTCGACGGCGAAGGTCTGGACGGCGGAGTTCACGCCGTTGAGCTTGGCGAGCTGCGCCAGGTAGGCGTCGAACTGTTTGCGGGTTTCGTTGCGCATGGTGCTTTTCCTTTGGATACCGGGGCGGGGGACGGTTAGCAGTCGGTCAGGGCGACACTGCCGCCACCGGTGACCGGGGGCCGCTGCTGTTGGCTGTGGTCCCGGGTGCTATCGAGGGTGCTCTTGAGGTCCGCCAGTTCCTTGGTGACCTTGTCCAGTTGGCTGGCCAGTTGCTGGGTCTGCTTCTTCTGCTCGCCGAGTTGCTCGCCCAGGTCGCGGCTGTGTTCGGCGATCGCTTCGACGGCCTCGCCGACCTGGCCGAACTCGGCTTGGGTGCGGGCTTCCTTGCCCTTGAGCAGTTCCTTGACCTTGGTGAACAGCGCCGCGCCGACCGAGGGCTTTTCCTCGTATTCCTCGAACTCGAGGGTGCCCTCTTCGGCAGCGCTGAACAGCGTGTCGGGGTTGGTCTTGCGGCTGGCGAGAGTCCCGTTCTTTGCGCTGAAGGACAGCGCCTCGGTGCCCAGGCTGGCGGGTGAGTCGGTGATGGCCAGGCCGACCAAGTAGGCCTTGCCGGTGTCGGCGAACTTGGGATCGATCTCGACCGAGGTGTAGACCTTCTGCCGCTGCTTGTTCAGTTCCAGCAGCGCCTGGTTGGGCTCCAGTTGGGCGAAGAGTGCGAGCTTCTTCTGCCCGTTGATGTCGATCTCTTCCGCCTTGCACGCCAGCACGTCGCCATAGGCGCCGAACTCACCAGCCGGCCAGGCCCACTTGATGTGCTCGCAGTTGATCCGCGCGCCGTAGGTGTTCGGGTCGTACTGCGCGGCCATCTGCTCGATCCAGTCGCGCTCGATGTTGCGGCCGTCCGTGGTCGCCCCTTCGACGGCGATGCGGAACCATTTGCTGCGGAATTTCTTCATGCCGGGAGTCCTCAATGCGGCTGATGCGGGGTGCATGGCAATGAGGGGCATGTTCGGGACGCGCGCGCGGCCCAGCAATCACGCGGGATTGTAGGGGGCGGAGCTACAAGGGGCGGCGCTACTGAGGGGCGAGGGTGGGCGGCAGCATCTGCGCCATGAACGCTGCCGTCGAAATTCCCATCCGTGACAACCGTCGCCAGGCCAAATTCCTGTACTGGATGGGTTGGCGTGTCTGCGACATCGCCGATCACCTGGGCGAGAAGGACAAGACCCTTCACTCATGGAAGGACCGCGACGGATGGGACCGGGCCGACAGCGTAGAACGGATCGGAGGCGCCCTGGAAGCCCGGTTGGTTCAGTTGATCCTGAAGGACGGCAAGACCGGCGGTGACTACAAGGAAATCGACCTGCTGCATCGGCAGCTTGAGCGCCAGGCGCGGATCCAGCGCTACCAGGGCGGTGGTACCGAAACCGACCTGAACCCCGAGCTTGCCAAGCGTAACGAAGGTCCCAAGCGCAAGCCGAAGCGTAACGACATCAGCGAAGAACTGACCGAGAAACTGGTCGAGGCCTTCCTCGACGGTTGCTTCGACTACCAGAAAGACTGGTACCGCGCGGGTAATCAGCGAACCCGCGTGATTCTCAAGTCGCGACAGATCGGCGCCACGTTCTACTTCGCCCGCGAGGCGCTGATCGACGCGCTGGAAACGGGGCGCAACCAGATATTCCTGTCGGCCAGCAAGGCCCAGGCACACATCTTCAAGGCGTATATCCAGGCCTTCGCGCGCGATGCGGTAGGTGTCGAACTGAAGGGCGACCCGATCATCCTGCCGAACGGCGCGGAACTGCACTTCCTCGGTACCAACGCGCGGACTGCCCAGGGCTACCACGGTAACTTCTACTTCGACGAGTTCTTCTGGACGTTCAAGTTCAAGGAGCTGAACAAGGTCGCCAGCGGTATGGCGATGCAGAAGCGCTACCGGCGGACCTATTTCTCGACGCCCAGCTCGATGGCGCATGAGGCCTACACATTCTGGACTGGCGAGCGCTTCAACAAGGGCAAGCCAGCTGCCGATCGCATCAAGATCGACGTAAGTCATGACGCCCTGCAGCAAGGGCGACTGTGCGAGGACCGCATCTGGCGCCAGATCGTCACGATCCTCGATGCCGAGGCCCGTGGCTGCGACCTGTTCGACATCGACGAGCTGCGTCTCGAGTACGACGCCGAGGCTTTCCAGAACCTGCTGATGTGCCAGTTCGTCGACGACGGCGCGAGCATTTTTCCGCTGACCATGCTGCAGCCATGCATGGTCGATAGCTGGGACCTGTGGTCGGAGGACTACAAGCCGTTCGCGTTGCGGCCGTTCGGTGATCGCCAGGTGTGGCTGGGCTATGACCCCGCCGAGACGGGCGACACCGCGGGTCTAGTGGTGGTGGCGCCGCCGGCGGTACCGGGCGGCAAGTTCCGCGTGCTGGAGCGCCATCAGTTCCGCGGCAAGGACTTCGCCGAGCAGGCCGAGTTCATCCGTAAGGTGACCCAGCGCTACTGGGTCACATACATCGGCGTCGACACCACCGGCATGGGGTCTGGCGTCGCGCAGCTGGTGCGCCAGTTCTTCCCGGGGGTGCGCACCTTCAGCTACTCGCCAGAGGTGAAGACGCAGTTGGTCATGAAGGCCTGGTCGGTGATCAAGAACGGCCGCCTCGAATTCGATGCCGGCTGGACCGACCTGGCCCAGGCGCTGATGGCTATCCGCAAGACCATCACGGCCGGTGGGCGCCAGTTCACCTACACCGCCGGCCGCAACGACAACACCGGCCACGCCGATCTGGCCTGGGCGCTATTCCACGCATTGCAGAACGA